GACACTTAACTATAAAATCTCTTGGAGATTGTTTATATGGTATCTTCTGTTCTTTTAATAAATCTTCAACTGTCATCTTCTTCTGTAGAAAAAGGTTTTATGTTCCAACCTTCTAATCTATCTCCTAATTCTTCGTACCAAATCATATCATTACCTTCATCATCAGTATCATGAGGGTAATATAAACTTTTAAATACTAATTCTAACATTTGAAAGTAAATAGCAACAAGCTGGTCTTGATGCCATAAATGTAGAGGCTCCCAAGGGTGCTCAAGTAATTTATATACTGTCACTACTGCGTCCCAAGAAGGATTTTCTTCTCGTATTGCATGGGCTACTCTTAGTCTTTGTGAGCCTGCAATACACCAATAATTATTCATGCAAAGAAAAGGGTTTTTAAACCCTTCTCTTTCTACACTTGCAAGAAGTGGTGTATTTACAGGAACTCTATTTGTAAGCTCTATTTCATTGATTTCTTTACTTAATAGTTCACTAGCTGTCATGTTTTCAACAGTAAATTTAGGAAACCATATGCTACGAGCTTCTCTTGGGTCGATTCTATCGTGTGCCATTATCTAATCCAGCACTTGTAATGAATCTTTCTGTCTGTTTCTGGGTCTTGTTCTTGACACCATCTACATTCATCAATATTTCCCTGCTCTTTTTCTTTTTTAAGTTCATTGAATTTCATCTTCTACTCCCATAGCTTGTGCACATATTTGTTCGTAAATGGGTCTAAAATCATCTATAGTTAGAGGTGTAATCATATTCTCATTACATACTTTGAAATATGTTTTCCAAGCTGTTTCTAATTGTTTTTCTGTATACCATATCATAAGTCGTCTACTGCCTCTCCAGTTTTCATTGACTTTTCTACTGCTTCTCTTTCTTTAGGACTTAATTGTGATTGCGGACCAATCTTCAAAGTTTCCCAATCAACTTCAGACGAGAAACTAGACATTACATTACTTCTCATTTTAACACAATTAAATGTCATACATCTATCTTCTTGTTCCCATGTTTCTAATGAGTAAGCTGCATCGGCTGCATCTAATATTCCTTTTGCAAATCTTGCTTCCCCACTCGCATCAGTTTGATAAGGCGCAAAGACTAATGTTTCATAGTCTTGAGCAAATATTTTTAGTCGTTTACTAACTTCTATTTGCTCTGTCCAATCATACTGTCCCGAGCGACTTGGCACATTGTGTCGGCGGACTTGGTTGAGATAATCTACTACGATTATTCCAACATCGAGAGACTTCACTTTTTTATCAAGTTCAGACTGCATTCTCGATAAACTAAGTGCTGGGTCATAAACTACATCTATCTGCCTTTCTTCATCTAGTTTGAGTTTTGAGAGAGAACTGTGAAATTTTTCAAAGTCTCTATCTCGTTCAAATTCATGGAGGGCTTGGTCGCTTTCTTGAAAACGACCTGCCCACCAACCTCCAACTAGATTCCATTCTTCACTAGAAAGATTCTTACTGCGTAATCTCTTGAGAGGTACACCAGTTGAGATAGAACATATTCTTTGAAGAATTTGTCTACTATCCATCTCAATAGTAAAGTAAATAGCAGAACGACCTGAGTCATAAACTGTACTTGCTAAATTACAACAAGTCACAGACTTACCAGCACCTCGTCTGCCTCCCACAAGTACCAAGTCTTTGGGAGAGAATTGTATTTGTGAATCATATTCACTATTTAATCCTAAAGGTAAATACCTAGAGAGTTCAGTATCATCTTCAAAAAGATTGATAGCCTGCATACTTTCTTCAGGCGGCTTAACATCTACTTTATCACTTACCTTTAGAACTATTTCTTGTAGTCCTTCTATACTTTCTTCTGCTGTTGCAATAGCTACTGTACTATCAACAAATTCATCTAATTCGTTCAGTATTTCACTTTGGGTAAATTCATTCTTGAGATAATCTAATAACAGGTCAGCAGAAACATCTACTTCAACTAATTCCATAGCGACTACTTTTTCTTGTAGACTTCTATCTCTTAATCCTGTTTTAAATTCTTCCAGACTAGGAAGTTCTTGATATGTGTCAATATGTTTGCTTAGGGCACGATAAATCCCTTGATACTCGCTCGGAAGATAAATATCTTTGAGCCCTGACCAAGTGTCAAAGTCGTTTTCAACAATAATTTGTTTTAGTAAAGCACTAGCAATATTCACTTATCTCTCCCAAGAATAAGTAAGGGAGCGAACTCCCTTACTTAAACATTGCTAATTAACCGATTTCTTTTTTAGCAGCTCCATTGTAATTAGCACATTGAAGACCTCTTCTGGTCAACATTGTTTTCACGCCTCTTACAGTCTTGCCAATTTCGTCAGCTATTTCTTCAACAGTCATACCTGCAATATCAAGGTCAGCTAAGACATCAGCTTTGCTAGAACCTTTAGTTTCTTTTTGCTTTGGTATTCCGTCAATGTCTCCACTTCTAAGTAAAGATAACGCTTTTCCTCTGATAGAATTTACAGATTTGCCTAAAGCGTCTGCAATTTCTTCAACAAAGGAACCATCGTTAACCATAGAAACAAAAGTCTCTTCCTCTTCAGGAGTGTAAGTTCTTACTGTTTCTTGCTTAGGAGCAGGTTTTACATGACCAGTAAGTTCCATAGATAGAATCTTACCTTGAATTGATTTTGCTGAAAATGCTCCGCCTTCAAAGTTAGAAGCAATTTCTGCATAAGTGTAACTTCCAGAGTTGTCAGTTACAAAGTTTCTTAAAGTATCTTCTTGCTCTTGGCTAAAAGATTTGCTCGCAGATGCTGAAGCTAATTCAACATCATAACCCATTTTTCTTAATTTAGAAGAAACACTTCTTGTAGAAGTTTCTAATTGCTCAGCTGCTTCAGCAACTGTAGCTTGAGTCACAGGGCTTTCAGAACCTACAAAGTTTTCTAACTCAGCAGTTCTTTCATCTGTCCACTTAGGTAGTGCCATGATTATTCTCCGTTAATAATTGTTTTATATTGTTATATACTGTTATGCCCATTGTATGAGCCTTCTGTGTTTTTGCACTTTCGATTCCACTTTCGTTTAGCAAGTAATTAACATCTTTTGTGAGATTGTCCTTTACATCAAATCCGTTTTGCATTAAAATTTGCTGTGCAATCGCTTTAGTCTTGTAAGACTTCAATTTCCCTGTGATACATACTGTACCTTTACTTTTTTCTTCAGTAAAGGTTATCTCACAAGTAAATGAAAACGGCAACTCGTAAAACTTTTCGGAATGAAAAGTGTTTTCTAACCAGCTAACAAGGTTTGATGCCGCTTTAGGTCCGAGACCAACTTCGTTACATTTTTGTAAGGTTATCTCGCTAATAGTCGAAATTTTATTTCTAAACTTGTTTGAAGCGCTCTGACCTATCAGCGGTATCGAAAAAGCTGGTAAGAGAGTGATTAGGTCGGCAGTCTTACTCTTTTCAATTTCTGCGTGTAACTTCGTACCTAATTTCTCTGAACCCAACCCTTCTATCAAATCTTGTTCGGTTAGATTATAAATATCAGAGATTGAGAATAAGTCTAGTTTTTCTACTGCTGCAGGACCAAGTCCTTTAATCTTTAGAGTCTTAGCAAAATGCTCGACTTTTTTGGTAGATTGAGCAGGACATTCATTTTTGTTCATGCAGTATAGTATATCCTTTTGCCATACAAGTTCTGCGCTACAAGCAGGACAATGTGTGGGTGGAACTATTTCTCTCAATTCTTTCTTCTCCAATTTTTATATTCATATATTATAACAAATCGGACATGATTTGTCAAGAACTATTTTTCGGGAAGTCCCGAAGAATGAGCGAAGAAATTTTAAAACACTCTGTATGTCCACCAAATTTGATTTTAGGTTGATAACTATCGTGTTTGTATTTTTCATGTAGCAGTTGCTCAATCTGCCACACATGGAATAGGGTAGAGTGGTAAGTTCGTTGTATTCTTAAATCATATCCTCTAAAGCCTCTACTTCTCTTTACGACATGACGCCAGTCTTTTCCACTAGCAATACCAACTTTGATACATTCTCTTTCAAATGTTTCTTTATTTACTAGAATAACACCATACAATACTCCTTCTCTATCACATTCTTCGGGATAGTTTTTGAAGTAAGTCGCATTGTATATGCCTCCAGCCATTAGTAAGTTGAAGCAGGTTTCATATCAACACAAACTTTCTGTCCAGCTTCTGTAGTACCACAAAGCATAGTGCCTCTAATTGGTTCTTGACAGATAGGGTTTCCTTTTACATTGAAAAAACAAAGATTTGTACTTTGTTTTGCTCCCCAACTTCCTTGAATAGATGAACACGCTACTATAGCGAATCCAAATAAATAAATAAACATACAAATGTAAATAAATTTTAATTTTCTCATTTAATATCCTGTATAATAAACTGTTAATTCTTCTCCTTGCATTATAGGTCGTACTGTATACATTCTTGACCAGTCTGTTTCTACTACTATAAAACAGTTAGGATTATCACTATGATTAATGAAGCCTCCGAGCGGAGTTCTTTGTCTAGGTAAATCTTTTTTACGAGGTGCAATATGAGTTATCCCTATAAATATTTTTCCATCTAAATCATACTTAGCAAATACTCCCATGCCTTCGATAGGAGAGTAGTCTAAGTGTACATTGTCTGGAAGAGGGCGATAGGTATTTTCAAATCTGTTTTTGCTCACTTTCTTCTTCTGCTACTAAACTAAATTTACATTCATTCATATTTGACACTCTATACTGAAAGTCTAAAGCATCGCTTAGTCTTTCAAATGTATATACTGCCCCTACAGGTTTGTCTTTAAACTCAACCTTTACTTTGTAGTTAAATTTCATAATTAATCCACTCGTGATATTACTTGGGGGATAATTCCCCCTGCCCTTATAACTTCTACCATACAGCCTATTTCCAGTCCAAGACCTTCAATTACTGCACTATTATGTAAAGTTGCTCTTGATACTATAGCGCCATCAATATTTATTGGCTCTAGTACAGCCACTGGCGATATTGCACCACTCTTTCCTACTTGCCATAGTACATCTAATAGTTTTGTTACTATGCCATCAGGCTTTTCTTTTAGAGCAAAAGCTCCTCTTGGGTGTTTTGATGTATAGCCAAGTTCTTCAAAGTAATTATTATTATCTACTCTGAATACCTCGCCATCATGAGGAAACTCTAAATAAGGACTATCTATGCAGGTTTCAAATCCCCACTCATTAAGTTTTATTAAATTATCAGTATAAGACTCCTCTAAATAAGGTTGTATTCCATATGCTATAAAGAATACTTGTCTTTCTTTGAACTGAAATAAAGATTTTAAACTTAATGCTCCCGCTGCATAATTTCTTGCATT